AGATCTTCGACGGCACTGCAACTTGGGGCACCAGTGGTGCTGGTTATCTGACTCCTCAAAAGGTCGGCACCGGAACCCAGATTGCATCCATCGTTCACCGTGGTTTTGCCTACGCCGTGGATGACGTTGCAATTTTGGCGGCTGGTGAAGATCCGATGCTTCACATCCGCAACCAGCTTGCCGACGCCATCAACAAGCTCAACAGTGTTCGCCTGTTTGAGCAGCTGACTGGCCTGTTCCACACTGCCCTCAACGACCACCGTCTTGAGAAGCAACTGGGTGGTTCTGGTTCTACCGCTGAAGCCAACTACCTGACCGCTGCAACTGTTGCAGAAGCTCGCTCCAAGCTGGGTGAGCGCGGTGAGGAAATGGATCTTCTGATTGTTCACCCCTCCGTCGCTTACTACCTGTATCAGGTTGGTCTGCTGACCTTCTCCACTTCTGCACTTGCTGCCTCTGGCGCGGTGACTTGGGGTGGCGGTGGTGTTGGCATCGGCGCTCGTGAAGTTGGTGAGTTTGCTGGTTGTCGCGTCATTGTTGACTCTCAGGTCAACACCAATGACCCGACTTCTACTGGCAACCGTCAGGAGTTCCGTTGCTACATGATGAAGTCCGGCACCATCCTTGAGGGTGTGCAGCAGGATCTTCGGATTGAAGCTGACCGCAACGTGCTTTCTAAGCAGGACGTGCTGTCTGTGGATTATCACTCTGCCTATCACGTCATGGGCACCAAGTGGTCTTCCGCTTCTGACAACCCCACCAACGCAAACCTGCGTACCGGCAGCAACTGGGCTGCCACCTATGACATCGACCTCATCCCCATGGTTGAGATCTTCGTTAACTCTCCTCTGGATAACGGCCTCAAGTCCTGATCCTGACGGAACAAACGGCCCTACCATTAGGTGGGGCCTTCTTCTTTTTGGCATGGCGTACAGCAGTTCCAAGAAACTGACCACTCGGCAAAAAGCCGCGATGGAGCGTCATGCAGAGCATCACACCAAAAAGCACATGGCCGAGATGCGTCGGCTGATGAAGTCTGGTAAGACCTTCACCGAAGCGCATAAAATGGCAATGAAAAAGGTAGGTAGGTAAGCCGTGGCCGCAACCATCAACGCTACCTTGAAGAGCGAAACAGCCAACAGCTTTGTGACGTTGGCGGAAGCCAACACGTATTTTGAGACCGTCCCAAGCAGTACCAACTGGGACAACAAGACTGATGACGCCAAGAACCGGGCGTTGATCTCAGCCACACGCTGGATTGACACGTTGAATTTTTACGGTGATCGTTGCGATGCAGACCAAGCTCTGAGCTGGCCTCGCAATAATTATCATGTGGATCGTGTTGAGCTTGCTTGCTCCGCGATTCCAAACGACATCAAATACGCTACCTATGAGTTAGCCAACGCTCTGGCTAATGACACGGACGCGATTACAGGGAATACCGGCGATACGGGGATATACGAAGCCGTCAAGTTCGGAGACATGGAAGTCAAGTACAACACTTCTAGTCAGGCTATTGGAACTGTTAATAACGTATTCGACGTTTATCCTTGGCTTCAGTCTTATCTCGGCGCTTATTGTCTGGGTGGCAGTGGCTCGTATTCTGTCCGCGTTGTAAGGGGTTGAGATGGCAGGTGAACTCGACAAACTTTTTAAGGATGTTGCCAAGCGAGTCCAAAAAGAACTTGGCGAGTCTTTTAGCACGGAGATCACTTACACAAGAAAAGCATCGCCTTCATACAACGTGGCTACTGGCGCGGTAACAACTACTGACACCACTTATACCTTTGACGCTCCAATCGAAATCATTGTTTCTGACGAAGAAGCGGGTTATCAGGAGAACACTGCTCGTTTAATGGTGACTCCTGATCAGATTGGCGACAATCAAGCGACTTTGCAGGATGAGATCTCGCTGCCGTTTGCTGGGTCGTCAAGGACTGCCAAGATTCAAGACATTCGGACGTTCAGGGGCGAGCAGGAATACCTTTACATGATTCGGGTGGTGTTCTGATGACGCTTGTAAACGCTAGAGCTGCAATCGAAACTGCGATCAACACTGCAGTGACAGACGCCGATAACACGGTTTCAGTGGTGTTCGACAACATGCCATTTACAACGCCTGGCAAGACAAAGAAGTATGTGATGGTGACGATCAACTTTGATCAAGCCACGATCCAAGCCCATGGAGCAGCGGTTGATCAATACGCTGGAACGGTGCAATGCGGAATTTTTACGCCAAGAAACAAGGGTAGTGCTGCAGCTGCTGCGATTGCGGAGTCAGTTATTGATGGTTTGACCTCGGTAAATGCTTCTGGCTATACGGATACCTATTCGGTGAAGCCGCGTGTTGGTCAGATCAATGGCCCAACAGCAGTGACTGAGGAAAACAACAGTCATTTTGTCAGCGTAGTTAGCTGTCGGTTTACTGCGATCTAATGGCTAAGCCCATCACTGAGCTAGCAAACGATATTCGCAAGTTAATTGAGGATGGACGGGCCGCTGCTGGTCCGGAGATCGTTTTCAGTCTGCAAAAAGCTGGACCTTGGTGGACCGGAAACTTTGGTGAGCTGTGGGAGCTTAGTCCTAATCCAGTTAGGCCGGTAGTAAACAATCGGCGTGATTGGGAAAGTCCTAATCTTCCCAACGCTAGAAGCTTTCAAAAACGTCCTGCCTTAAGGGTTCCAATCAATAGTCCTTTATACATCGGCAACTTAGCCGATTATGCTGGATATGCGGTCAATAATCCGCAAGCAAAGCTTGATGGCAAGACATACGGAGAAGCTAGGCCACCACTACGAAGTACAGCACCTAACGGTCCACGTTGGTACAAGATTTATACAGAGACGAGTAGGGATACGGGGTTGTTTCTTGATCTAGACAAAGCATTTGCATCTGTTCGCTTGGGATAAGCTATATTGTGCTAGTTGACTGAGTTTTATGGCTGAAACACGCGCAATCGACATGCTGTGCAAGGCGTTCAGCGTTGAAGAACGCAGCAGCTACACGATTAAAAAGGGCGATGAAGTCATTATCAAGCTGTACTGGAAGCCTTTGACGATTGCTGATCGAGACTCGATCAACAAGACCATGAAGGCTTTGAACTTGGGGCGGACAGAGGACAACTTGGATTTTGCAATCCAAATGCTGATCCGCAAGGCTGAGGACGAAGCTGGCAATCGGGTATTTTCGGACGGTGACCGTGCCAAGATCCAAAACCGACTTCCGATGAGCATTGTGCTGGACATCATGTCCAAGATGCAGGGCATGGAAGAGGTGGAAGAAGCGGACGACCTTAAAAGCGACGCTTGAGCAGGACAACTACCTGTTCCTGCAGTTTTTCATTGCTGAAAAGCTGGGAATGACATTGGCTGGCTTGCGGGCCAGCATGTCGTTTGAGGAGTTGCTTGGCTGGAGCGCGTATCTTTCGGTCAAGGCTGACCGAGAGGAGAAGGAGATGGAGAAAGCTCGTCAGCAGGCTCAGTATCGGAAGGTGCGCTAACCTGAAGGCAATGTCTTCGGGTTAGTCGTGGCCGCTGAGTACGAAGTCAATATCAAGATTAACTCGGATAAGGTCGTCGCTGACCTGAACAAGGTTGATACAAAGGTAAAAAGCATTGGCAAGTCGGCAATTTCACAGGGAAAAGCTATAACTGCCAAGGAAAAAACTCTTGAAAGAATTGTAGACAAACGTGCTCGATTGATGAATCGCATCAACGAGCTGGAAAGCAAAGGTTTAAATGTAGCCAAGCTCAGAAAACAAATGGGCAAGGCAACTGAGCTGCAAAGCCGTAGAGATTTAATAAATGCTGAAAAAGAGTTTCGTGTTTTGAACAGAAATGTTCAACTAGAAGCGTCAAAATTAAGGATAATACGTAATCAGGCTTCTGCAGCACGGGAGCGGGCAAAATTCCTAGCGGGTGCTCCAATTCCTGGGCTTAGAGGCCGAACATTTGGGCCATCACCGGCTTTTGCCGGACGTATTGCATCACCTATTGCTGGAACGGCAGGTACTCCCGGCTCTCCAGAGTTCAATAGAGCGCTTGAGATTGGTCGTTTCAGAAGCAGCCCTATTCAAGGGCGCAGAAACATTGCGGGATCACCTGAAGCTCGTAAAGCCAGAAGGAAACAACTTGAACAAATTGGCCTTGGCGCTGGCTTCCCATTGTTGTTTGGTGGCGGACCAGGCTCTGTTCTTGGCGGCGCTGTAGGTGGCCTGACGGGATCATTTGGAGCGCAAATTGCATTCAGCGCTATTGGTCAACAGATTGATCAATTTATTGCCAGCGTTGCAAGCGTCGGCACAGCGCTGACCTCAGCCTCTGGAACGGTAGAAATGTTCCGGGAAAAGAATTTGTTTAGCAGCGATGCTGTAAAAGAGCACGCTTTCCAGTTGGAAGAGCAGGGCAAGATGCAAGAGCTTGCGACTCTTCTCGCGAAGGATCTTGCTAGTCAGATCGGCAAAAATGCTGTTGAAAACTTTCAAGCTCTTGGTGGTGAGGTCAAAGAGTTCCTTGGAATTATCAATCGTTTGTTTTTGGCCATTCAGGGTCTTGTTGCTGGACCTTTGGCCGGATTCCTTAGTGCAATCAATTCAGTTTTAGGCGGCGTATCAACGGACGTACAATTTGGGAGTCTCCGTGGATCGTTGACTGGAGATGCTGCGGCTCAGTTTGAAGCTATTGTTGCTGAAGCTCGTGGCACTAGAAAATTAACTGGTCGAGAGAAGCAAAGTGCTTTAAGGCAAGGAACTTCTACTGACCCAGTAGCAGGAAAACTGACGACAGCCGTGAAAGAAGCGGTTCTTAAAGACCCAAGGGTGGCAAAGCTGCGTCAAAGCATTGATGTAACAGGTCAAACCAGCCTTGACGATACGTTGGGCAATCAAACAAGCAGAAAAGCAGCTAGAGAGGCAGCTCAACTGCAAAAACGTCTGGACAGGCTCGATGCAGAACGTCAAAAAGTGCAAGATATTTCTAGCTTGCAAGATAAGATTGCTGCTGCAGAGCAGGCTAAGGACCAATTCCTTGTTATTCGTCTCAAGGGAGAGCAAAAGCTTAAAGATATTGAAGCCAAGCGGTTAAAAGATCTTGCTGGAGTTACAAAGCAAAGCGAAATAAGAAAAATCAATGAGCTGGCAGCAGCCAAGGTCATAGCCGCTCAAGCTGATACAGCTCGTGAAATAAATCAACTGGAGTTTGAAAGGCAGGAAAGGTTTGATAACAGAATTGAAAGTCTTGACTATCAGCTAAAAATTGCTGAAGCCACGACTAGAGAGGAGAAAGAGCGTCTTCGTATTGAACAAGAAATTAAAAAGCTCAGAGACAGTGGTCAATTTACAGAATCACAGCTGTTTGAAATAAAATCTCGAATGGAGCAGTTGTCGGACAAAAACAGTCCGCTAAACAAGTTTATCCAGCAGACCAGGGAAGAAATCGAACGGCTGAATGACCCGATATTCCGAGTAATTGAATTGTCGAAGACGTTGGGCGATGCGTTTAGCGAGTCTTTCAGGGGAATTGTTGATGGCAGTATGACTGCTCAGCAGGCGTTGGCCAATCTATTCCAACGCACAGCAGATCATTTTATCGATATGGCTGCACAGATGATTGCAGCTCAGATCAGGATGCAGGCAGTAAACCTGTTCATGAGCTTCTTTAATCCGTTTGGTGGGGGAAGAAATGCAATCAACACCAACAGCCTGAATCAAATTGAACAATATTCAGGCATTGGAGCGAATACCGATGTGAGCAGCCTTGTCCCGAGACCTCGTGCTAACGGAGGGCCTGTTGGAGCGGGCCAGCCTTACATGGTTGGAGAGCGTGGCCCCGAGTTGTTTGTCCCTGGTGCAAAGGGCAACATCGTTCCAAACAACGCAATGGGTGGCGCTAACGTGGTGGTCAACGTAGACGCTTCTGGCTCTAATGTTGAGGGCAATGCTGATCAGGCTTCGCAACTTGGCAAAGTCATCGGCATTGCTGTGCAGCAAGAACTTGTGAAGCAGAAACGCCCTGGCGGTCTCCTTGCGATGTAATGGCCACCTTTCCTTCAATTACACCGACATATGGACTGCAGAAAAGCAGTTCCCCTGTGGTTCGGAAAGTTCAGTTTGGTGATGGCTACGAAGCCAGACTGACTTACGGCATCAACCAGAACCCCAAGCTTTTCAGTTTGACGTTTGAGGTGTCAGAGACTGATGCCGACACGATTGAAACATTTTTGGATGCACGAGCGGCTGACAACGCAAACTTTGACTTCACGCCCCCTGGCGAAAGCAGTGCGTCTAAGTTTGTCTGCGAGGAGTGGAGTAAGTCGATTCCATATTTAAATCGCGCCACAATCCAAGCAACATTCCGTCAAGTCTTTGAACCGTAATGGCAGTAGCAGCTTGGGCCGCTAGTACAGCATTTTCTGTTGGTGACATCCGACGTGCCACAACAGAGCAAGCGTCTGGCTTGTTTTTCCGGTGTACGACTGCTGGAACGTCAGCATCGTCTGAACCCAGTTGGCCAACAGACATTGGCAGCACGATCACAGACAACACTTGTGTCTGGACGGCGATTGCTTCTGCGTATGAGGAGCTGGCAAAGCTCAATCCGAGTGCAATTATTGAGCTGTTTGAGGTGCATTTGGATAGCACACTGCACGGCAGCACTGATGTTTACCGTTTCCATGCAGGTGCAAACGCAGATGTAGACGGCAACGTTGTTTTTAACGGCAACACCTACACCCGCCTTCCGATCAAGGCAGAGGGGTTTGAGGCTACAAACACTGGTACGTTGCCCCGTCCCACGTTGGTCATAAGCAATCTTGACGGCACGATGACTACATTGCTGCTGTTGGTCAACGCAACGACTGCAGGCAATGATCTTGGTGGTGCGGAGGTTCGTCGGATCCGAACGCTGAAAAAGTTTTTGGATGGCGAATCAACTGCCGATCCAAATGCCAAGTTTCCTGATGAACGCTGGTTTATCGATCGGAAGGCGAATGAATCACGGGATAGTGTGACGTTCGAGCTGGCTAGTAAGTTTGACCTTGCGGGTCAAAAGCTGCCAAAGCGTCAAATCGTGGCCAACGTCTGTCAGTGGGTCTACAGAAGCAGTGAATGCAGCTATACGGGCAGCAATTATTTTGACGTGAACGGCAACACCGTTAGCACTTTGGCAGCTGATGTCTGCGGTAAACGAGTTGAGAGCTGCAAATTGCGTTTTGGCAGTAATGGCGAGTTGCCATTTGGATCGTTCCCTGGGGCTGGACTGACTAAATGATGAAGCTGACAGCAACAATGCAGGCTGAGATTCTTCAGCAAGCAAAGGATGAGTTCCCGCGTGAAAGTTGTGGTCTGGTGGCTGTTGTCAAAGGTCGTCGGCGTTACTTTCCGTGTCGCAACATTGCTGAAACGCCTGACGAGCACTTCATTCTTGACGGTTGGAACGAAGTAGAAGACAAAGGCGAGGTGGTTGCTGTTGTCCACAGTCACCCCAAGACCAACCCCGCTCCATCACCGGCTGATCGTGTTGCGTGCGAAAAGTCTGGTCTGCCTTGGTTCATTGTTAATCCAAACACTGAGGGCTGGGGCTACTGCGAGCCAGAGGGCTTTGAGCTTCCGTATGTGGGACGTGAGTTTGTTCACGGCATTGTGGACTGCTACAGCCTTTGCCGTGATTGGTACGGAAGGGAGTGGGGGCTTGAGTTGCGGGATTATGACCGTCGAGACCAGTGGTGGGAGCATGGCGAAAACCTGTATCTAGAAAACTTTCAGAAGGAAGGGTTCCACAAGATTCCGGTTGAAGAGCTGCAGCGCGGTGATGCCTTGCTGATGCAGCTGGTTTCACCCGTTCCAAACCATGCTGCGATTTATCTAGGTGACTCCCAGATCTTGCATCATGTGCAAGGAAGGCTGTCGAGCAGGGATGTTTACACCCTTGGCAGCAGTTACTATGGCAAGAGCACTGCTTGCGCCTTGAGGCATGAAAGTCGTTAAGGTTTACGGCGCACTTCGTAAGCGATTAGGCCAATGCCGGTTTGAGCTTGAGGCTGCAACACCAGCCCAAGCTATCAAAGCTTTATGTGTAAATTTTCCAGGTCTTGATAAATGGCTTATTGATAGCGAAAAAGACGGTGTTGGCTATCGAGTAACTATTGGGAAAGAACGTGTCACCGAAGATCTAAATGCTTTGGTTATGCCTTGGAGTGAAAGAGAGGTTTTTAGCATTACTCCCGTTATTGCTGGTGCAGGTCGGGGGCTTGGAACGATTTTGGCAGGAGTGGCATTGATCACTGTTGCGGTTTTGGCTCCTGTAGCTGGCTTTAGTGCTGCTGCTGGCGGATTCACTGCTACTGGTGCGGCTGCTGCCACGGGTGCAAGCGCTGCAACTGCGTTTGCTGGAGCGGCAGCCGCATTTGCAGGCAACATTGGTATTGGCTTGGTGTTTTTAGGAATTGCTCAGTCAATTTCTCCTCAGCCAAATTTAGACAGGACTATTGATGAATCAGTCCAGCTTGAATCATTTTCGTTCTCAAACGTCGTTAATACATCAAAGCAGGGTCTACCGGTTCCGATAGCGTATGGACGGGTGTTCGTTGGATCGGCAATTATTTCTAGCGGTCTTGATGTTGATGAGGTGAGCGCATGACACGAGCCAAATACATTGCTGGTTCTGGTGGTGGCGGTTGTTTTACGGGCGACACGCTTGTTTCTGTACCAGGTGGCACACAGCGAATTGACCAAATAAAAGTTGGCGATACTGTTTGCAGCTTTGATGACAAAGGAATTATTCACGATTCCAAAGTTCTTAAAGTCCATAAACATGAAAACGAAACTGTTGTCAGGTACAAGCTTTGGGGCGACAAGTTTTTAGATGCTACACCTAATCATTGGGTTCTAAATCAGTTCAATACATTTGCGTCAATCGGCACGCTGGGCACTGATGATTGCGTAGTTGATGAATTTGGTCATCTACGCCCGATTGTCGGCCAAACGGATCTTGGAACGCATATGGTCTACAACCTGACTGTAGAAGGTCAACATACTTTTATCGCCAACAGTGTGCGTGTTCATAATGCTGGATTAGGCGCACGTATTGCCGGTGCTGGTGGTGGTGGTGGAGGTAAAGGTGGTGGCGGGAGCACTCACACGCCTACAGAAGCTGACGACACTCTTCAGTCAGTCCAGTTTGCCAGTGTTCTTGATGTATTGAGCGAAGGCGAAATTCAAGGTTTAGAAGACGGTAATAAAAGCATTTTTTTGCAAGACACGCCGCTCCAGAATGCTGACGGCTCAAATAATTTCAGCGCTTTTTCGATCGTTACGCGCACTGGAACGCAAACGCAGACGCACATTACTGGTGAGTTTGGCGCAACTCAGTCCGAACAGGCCGTAAACGCCGAAGTTGTTAATGGCACACCTGTTACCCGATCAATAACAGACACTGACGTAGATCGAGTGCGTGTCACGCTAACGATTCCATCACTGAGAATCGTTGAAGACGATGGTGATATTACCGGTCATTCAGTTAGCATCAAGATTCAAGTTCAGTACAACGGTGGTGGCTTTAACGACGTAATTTCAGACACAATCAGTGGAAAAAGCAGCGCAAGGTATCAGCGTGACTACATGATTGCGCTTAGCGGAGCCTTTCCGGTTGATATTCGGATGGTGCGCGTTAGTGCTAATGAAACCAGTACACGTCGTGCTAGTTCAACGTTTTTTCAGGCTTACACCGAAATTATTGACGAGAAATTTCGTTATCCCAATACTGCTTTAGTTGGTCTGCGATTCGACTCTCGTCAGTTTGGCAGTGTTCCGTCTCGTAAATATCTAATACGAGGCATCAAGGTCAAGATTCCCAGCAATGCAACGGTAGACACTACTACCCATTTAGGACGGATCACGTACTCCGGGGTTTGGGACGGAACTTTTCAGGCTGCAACCTGGACGAATGATCCAGCATGGTGCTTATACGACCTGCTCATCAATGATCGATATGGAGCTGGTATCCCAGAAGATACGCTTGATCGCTATGACTTTTTTGCGATTAGTCAGTATTGCAACGCGCTTGTAGACGACGGCAAAGGCGGCCAAGAGCCACGGTTCAGCCTTAACATCCTCATTAATAGTCGTGATGAGGTCTACAACGTTATTCAGCAACTGACCGGGATCTTCCGTGGTATTGCGTATTACGGATCTGGATCGTTAGTGCTGCTTCAGGATAAACCAACTGATTCTCAATACTTGCTTGGCCCATCTAACGTTGTTGATGGAACGTTTTCTTATTCAGGTTCTGCGCAAAAGGCTCGTCACACCGTCGCCGTAGTGGCATGGCAGTCATACGACACTCGTGGCGATATTGAGTACGAATATGTAGAAGATCACGCTGCTGTTGCCAAGTACGGCATTATCAAAAAAGACATCAAGGCTATTGGTTGTTATAGCCAGGGCCAAGCCCACCGTTTAGGTAAATGGACACTGCTGTCTGAGCAAAATTTAACTGAAACTTGCGAGTTTGCGGTCGCTATTGAAAGCGGAATCATTCTTCGGCCAGGGATGGTTGTTGATATTGCCGATCCGGTGCGTGGCGGAACGCGCAGAAGTGGACGAGTTAGTTCTGCTACGACGACAGTAATTACGATTGATAGCGACACAAACTTGTCAGTAAACCTTGCTTCTAGCCCGACAATTTCAGTCTTGATGCCTACGGGCTTAGTTGAAACTAAGACCATCTCTAGCATTTCTGGGGCGGCTATTACTGTTGACAGTGCTTTTAGCGAAGCGCCTAACGCAGCAGCTGTTTATCTAATTCAGACTTCAGACATTGAGTCTCAACAGTTTCGTGTTTTATCAGTAGCAGAGTCTGGTGATGGTGTTTATGGCGTTAGTGCTATTGCGTACAACGAATCAATTTATGCAGCCGTCGAGGAAGATGTTGCGCTGACCGCACGAGACGTTAATAATCTCTCCGGCACGCCTACCGCTCCAGGGGACCTGACAGGTACTGAGTTCCTGTATCAAGAGGGTCAGACGGTTCACACTGGTTTTGACTTCAGCTGGAGTCATGATCGAGCCAATGTTAATGATTTTCTTGTTAAGTACAAGATTGACAATGATAATTTCACAACACTGACCTCCACCACTCCATCGGTCACATTACGGGCGTTGCGTGCCGGAACGTTGAGCACGCAAGTGTTGGCCCGTAACTATCTAGGTAAACAAAGCACTATTTCGACAGCAACATTCACACTTGTGGGCAAAACGGCAGTGCCTGCTGATGTGCAGAACTTATCGATTGAACCGATTAGCGCTAACAGTGCTCGTCTGCGTTGGGATCAGACCACTGATCTTGACGTAAGGGTCAATGGCCTTGTTCACATCAAGCACAGCAACCTAACTGACGGCACAGCGACTTGGCCTAACTCTGTTGACCTGATCCCTGCTGTTGCGGGCAACTCAACTGAAGCAATCGTTCCTCTGGTGGCTGGTGAAATTTTTGCCAAGTTTGAAGACGATCTTGGCAACAAGAGCACAAACGCAACCAGCGTAATCATGCAGCTCCCAGACACTCTGGGGCGTCTGATTGTTCAGACTCGTCGTGAGGATCAAGACACGCCGCCATTCCAAGGCACTAAAACCGATTGTTTCTATGACGAGGGGCTAGATGCGCTAATTATCGATGGTAGCGAAGACATTGATGATCAAACGGACTTTGACGACATCAGCTCTTTTGACACGCTTGGCGATGTCCTGTCTTCTGCTGAATACCAGTTTGTTAATGCGCTAGACCTTGGTGCACGATTTTCACTGGATCTTCAGCGGCGCTTTGTCACACGAGCGTTTTTCCCTAATGATCTGATTGATTCCCGCACGGCAAACGTTGACACCTGGAATGACTTTGATGGCACAGAGGCTGATGCAGTGAACGCCAAGCTGTATTTCAGAAGTACCAACGATGATCCATCGGGCTCACCAACGTATGGTGCATGGCAGGAGTTTGTGTCTGGAACGTTTGAAGCAAGGGCGTTTCAGTTCAAAGCAGAGTTGGAAAGCTCTGATATTGCTCAGAATATTTTGGTTGATGAGCTGGGTTATGAAGCGACTTTCCAGCGTCGTCAGGAGAACAGCAACGGCACCATTGCTTCAGGCACCAGCACAAAGAGCGTGACGTTTGATAAGGCGTTCTTCGTAGGCACAGCTTCGCTTGGCGGATCGAACGCTTATCTGCCGAGTGTTGCAGTTACGGTGCAAAATCTTGGCGACGGTGAGCGCCTAAACGTCAGCAATGTCAGCGCCACTGGCTTTGATGTAGACATTCTGAACGGTAGTAACGCCAATGTTGACAGGAACTTCACCTATGCGGCTGTGGGCTATGGCAGGGGCGTTTAAGATGGATGCAATGTCGTCTGACGCGAGCTAGAGCATGGCTACCCACGATTATGTGATTGCCAATGGAACGGGTGCTGCAGTCCGTTCTGACTTGAACAACGCCCTAGCGGCAATCGTCAGCAATAACAGCAGCAGCTCTGCCCCCGCAACGACTTACGCATATCAGTGGTGGGCAGACACCAACGCCAACCAGCTCAAAATCAGGAATAGCGCCAACAACGGTTGGATCACGCTACGTGAGCTTGACGGCACGATGCTGTTGGAAAATGGCGGCGCTGGATCGCCTGCCCTTGCCTTTGCGTCGGATCTCGACACTGGCATTTACAGACCTGCTGCAAATGAGTTAGGCATTACCACTGGTGGCACACAGCGTTTAAGGGTCACAGACACGGTAGTTGCAGTTAATGAAGGCGGGAGTGATGTGAATTTCCGCGTTGAATCAAACAATAACTCCTCCATGTTTTTTGTGGATGGAGGTGAAGATCGCATCGGAATTGGGACGAGCACTCCTGGTGCGGACCTTCACGTGGTCACCAGTGGAGCTGGTCAAATACGCATTGCAGATGGAACAAGAGCCGCAGTCCTTGGTAGTACTGGATCGATTAATTTTGTTGGAAGCATAACTGCTTCGCAAGGTTTTGCTTTTTACAGTGCAAACGAAGAAAGAATGCGTCTCCCCGCTAATGGGAAGCTTTTGGTAAACACTAGTACTGACCGTACAAACTTTTTGAATAGTAGTGTAACTGCTCGGTTGCAAGTAGAAGGAACAGCAGGAAGTACAGCACGCGGAGCTTTAAGTGTAATCAATAATGCGAGTACAGAGCATCCAGCATTACTGATGCTGGGAAGGTCAAATTCAAACACACTTTCATCCAACACTTTGTCTTCTAATGGGGACTGGTGCGGAAGAGTCGCCTTTATGGGCAATGATGGCTCAGAGTTTGTTGAGCTAGCAAGTGTTAGCGGTTTTGTTGATGGTACTCCTGGCGCTAATGACATGCCAGGAAGGTTGTCATTCAGGACCACAGCGGACGGTGCAAGCAGCCCGACGGAGCGCATGAGGCTGGACAGCTCTGGGCAGTTAACAATTATGGGTGCTTCCGCATCTGCAAATAATGCACTCGATTTGTCTTACGACAGTTCTAGTGGAGTTGCACAGATCAATGCCGACTCAAATGGTGGTAGCACTGCTCTTGCTCTTGGTACGTCAAATTCTGGTTCTTTAGGCGAACGCGTACGCATCGACCATGCGGGGCGGGTGTTTGTTGGGACGACAAACGTTATTGGGGGAGGCACCGACGCACTATTACATCTTGTCAGTGCTGCCGGTCCAGAGATTCTTCTTGGCAGAAATGACAGTTCTGTCACCGACGGCAATTCACTTGGTGGAATTCGTTTCTATGGAAATGATGGTGGAAGTTATCAAGAATGTGCTCGTATCATAGCGCGAGCTGACGGGACACATCAAAATAACGATAAACCAAGCCGTCTCGAATTTCTTACGACTACGGGAGGTGACAGCAGTCCGACTGAGAGAATGAGGATTGATGATGAAGGAATTATTTTCTCAGTGTCAGAAAATCATGGACATGCTGTTTATGTAACACAGGGTGCTGGAACTGTCAAATACATTCTCAGGGGAATTCATAGCGCCAATGCAGGAAGTTACTCTGCTGGAACTATTGCTTTTACTGTTTGGTCTAATGGCAATGTCGAAAATATCAACAATTCTTACGGTGCAATTTCTGACGTTAAGTTAAAAGAAAATATCGTCGATGCGTCATCTCAATGGAACGACATTAAGGCAGTCCAGGTTCGTAAATATAACTTTAAAGAATCGACAGGACAGTCAACTCATACTCAACTTGGTGTTGTTGCCCAGGAAGTTGAAACTGTATCGCCTGGTCTTGTATATGAAACGCCTGATACTGACGACGAAGGCAACGACCTTGGGACGGTTACTAAATCAGTTAACTACTCCGTGCTCTACATGAAGGCCGTCAAAGCACTTCAAGAGGCGATGGATCGCATTGAAACCCTTGAAGCCAAAGTTGCCGCCCTTGAGGCTGGCTAAGTAAACTTCTTCTGACTTCACATCATCATGGCTAACACCTACGTCTGGAAAATCGCCAACCTCGACAGGAATCTGTCGGATGGATTCGCTCACACGGCCCATTACACCGTGACCGCAATCAGCGATCAGGTTGACTCTGAGGGCAACGCCTACAACTCAGGCGCTTATGGCAGCATCGTGCTTGATCGGCCTAACACCTTGGCTGATTTTGAGGATTTGACTGAGGCTGACATCGTGACAGCTGTGCAGGCAAAACTCGGTGGCGCTGAAAAGGTCACTGAGATTCAGGATGCACTGGCTGCACGCATTGTTGAGCAGATCACGCCGACTCAGGCATCTGGCACACCTTCTAGCTGGTGATGTCAGCTAGTCGGCTGATGTTGTGCTTCTGGTTGGTGATTGCCTCTTGGCTGATGGCCATCGTGAGCACCGCTCATATCATGTATGACGCTGGCTACTCACAGGCACAGCGTGATTTCCCTGCAAGACAGCAATGCAACGCCCTGATCCAATGATCGCCGCTAAGCCTGGTGCGGAGGACGTACAGGCTATGGCGGCTAGAACGTTGTGGCTCGAAGAGCTGTACTTCCTTGATGGCCGTGACCAGATCAGCCACCCTCAATACGGTTTGTTCACAGGCTTGGCTCTCAAGTACCAGAACTTGAATTCAACTGACGGTATCTGATGGCTAAGTCATTAAGCGGACAAAACTTTGTCCCTAGCAAGCCAAAAAAGACACGTCAAGGTAATGGATCACATTCAAAACCGTCCCATGGACGGAAGAAGTATCGTGGCCAAGGAAAACGTTAATTCTCTTCCAAATGATCAAGCGTCTTGCTTTTGGTGCCATCGCTGGTGCTCTTGCCTTGGCCCCCCTGTCTGCACGCGCAGACGGCTTTTATCTGAATCCTGAGTGGAACGGCGGCTGGTCTGGTTCTGACTTTGGCGGTGCTGTTCTTGACGGTCACGTTGGCTATGAGTCAGGTGCCTTCTACATCCAGGGCGGTCCTTCTTGGCTGCAACCTGATGCAGGTGACACCGAGGTTGGCTTCTCCGCCAAGACCGGTGTTTCTGCCGCTGTTGCAGAACCTCTGGATGTTTACGGCGAAGTGTCCTACGCCAAGTACAAGGATGCTGATGCTGGTTATGGCCTTAAGGCTGGCCTGAAGTACAAATTCTGAGCTAGTTTGAGTCTGCAGAGACGCAAACGCCCCTTCCTCGCCTCACACGGGAAGGGGTTTTTTCTTGGCAATCATCATGCAAAAGGTCTACAACCTGCTCGGCGTACTGGGCTTTGCGATGTCTGGAACGATGGCCGTCATGGGTGTGATGGCTTACACCCGTGTGCCGTCAATGGTCAAAAACTACGTCAGCGAGTTGAAGCTAGAGCTGACGCAAACGATTCTTGATTCAGTCCCCGTCCCAGAGATTCCTGAGATGCCTAAAGCGACGGGGCCTGCAATTCCCTTCAAATAACCATTTTGGTGCCGGTGATTGGGTCGTCCGGTATTTCTTCCCCGGTAATTGGGTCAATGGTCTTTTCGTCATGAGCTTCAGGCCCAAAGCCTTCCGCCTTGATTTTTGCCATATCAAGTTCTGGCGCGGGTGCTTGAGGTTTCTGGTCAAACGACGCTAACCATTCACGTAAAGCATCACCAGTTGGTGTGCCTTTGGGCCATTTAACCCACTTGAGGATTGCTTTTGGGTCGGTAAATGGTCTAGCTGAGTTGCCGGACATTACGGTGTAAACGACAGGCGGACCTTCACGTCTGCGGTTACGTTCAATCCACAGCTGACCTGCTGTAAACCGCTCTGATTTCATGCCAGACATTCCTGATATTGAGATCCCGACGATTGAAATACGACCCATCCCTGAGCCGCATGTATTTCCACCGCCAGTCACGCAGAACTTAGCGCCACGTCCGATATATCAAAAGCCAGGGTGTGCCAGCGTTCACAGAGATGCACATCTAAACCCATCCCTACTGCGGGATGACCCGAATGGTGTCGGCATTTCTTGCCCTGAGGGTGAGATGCCCAGTTACGTTCCGCTGGACTGGAACCCGCGCAAGCTGCAGATCATTGAGCCGACACCAGTACAAAACAATGAACAAGAGCAGCCACCTGCACAACAAAAGACCAACCCAAAACCACCACCACCAGAGGACAAGCCACAACCAGAAGTGAAGTGCCCGCCAGCAGATGCAACTGAGGTTGGAACGTTGTCATCAAATGGCCGCAAGATTTTGGAGTCTTACGAGCTGGTTGATGGTGTCTGCAAGGAGGTTTACCGCAACGTGCCAGTAACAGAACAGCTGATCAAAGCTGTGCCATCGCCCTACGAGGCAGCACAGACCGCAGGTATCGCTGTTGTTGCAACCACCGCTGCATTAAGCACGCCGTTCTTGGTGCGGATTATTAAGCCGGTGGTGAAGAAGCTGCTGACCAAGGCGAAGGAGATTGTGACTCGGAAGAAAGAGGCAAGACCTTCTACTTTCCAGCGGAAGCAGGCGCAGAGGAAGGCACGGAAATAGCGTGCGTGTGAGGCACCATTTTTACGGGTGGAACGGTGACAATCAGGTCGCTGCAGACAACGGACATTTGACCTGTGAACTGCACACCGGCTTTGGCAAGCTCACCGCATTTAGCAGCGCGAAACAGCTCGTGTTCAAGCCGTTTGGTGGCTAACAACTGCTCCTGCAGCTTGATATTTGTGTTGACTGCTCGTTTGCACTGATTAGCTAAGCGACGATCCAACGGCACAGAAAAGGTGGCCGTGATGCCGTAATTCAGTGAGCGTCGATCCTTCTCAAACCGTGGCAGCTCTGAGTAGTAGAGGACTTTGCCTGGAGAATCAGGCTCGCCATTGTCATCGGCATCTGCTGTTGAATAAACGGGTGTTCGAGTAGTTGACTCAAACGGCAGGTCGAAGTTTCTACTGCCTGTCACGAAAGGGGAGACCGTCAAAGTAGGTCCAGGGCACTGGATCCCCTGCGACATCCGGTATATCGGATGCGGTCCTGTCATCATTTGGTATGCGTTATTAACCACTGAGCCCGTAGATGTTGAGCTTGGGTTTGCGACTGTTGTATTGGCGTAAGCAGGGCTGCCAAGTGCAGCAACTACTGCGAGAACACCGATGTACTTTCGGTGACGGTTTCTGTTGTGATGGTCCTTTGCACTTGAGTTACAGCATCGAGTCCTGGTGCCATGAATGACTCTGTGATGCTCCAACTTGCGCCAGGGTTGACGACTTGCCATTGAGGTTTGGTTTCAAGGTTTGGGCTAGTCCAAGAGAAGTTGACTCCGCCAACAGTCTGATTATTGGTGACTGTGGCTTCTGGCGAGATAGGCACGTTGTCCACAGGCTCAACGTTATGTCCAGCTGCTGAGTAGCTGTAGCCCGTTCGGTAGTTGTAGCTGGTTATAGATTCTTGGATAACCGTTGTGGATTCCGTTCGAGAATTCAGTTGCCCCTGCGTAAATTGCGGGACAATCGGTGCGGTAAGCCCTGGGCTAGGCAGCAGCAAAAGCAGCAGCCAGGCCCTAGTCAATTTCAATCTCCATCTTGTTGCTCAAGATCGCACTTGTGCCTGCTCCGCCTGCAGTCACGGTCATGATTCCGCTTGAAAGAGCTGTTGCAGCCAGATTGGACTTCACACCCCCAGAGCCAGTCACGACTTCGCCGTAGGTCGGGAGGTCGTCAACATTGCCGGTGGTGGTAGTCACCTCAGTGGCTGAGCTGATGGTGTCACCTATCAATGCCGACTCAGTGAAGGAGAAAGCGGAACCGGCAGTTGTGACTGCGTAGTCAGTGTCGATCATGGCTGGAACGCCACTGGTCAAGCTGCCAAGGTTCAGGCCACCGATTGCTCCGCTTGTCGTGCTGCCTCCGCTGGTGACAGACGGAGTTACGTTTGTGCCTGATGCGCTGTAGGTGGAACCGATCCGTTTGGCTGAGCTGTAAGCCTGATCAATGCTGATCTGAGCGCTTTGAGTAAGACGGTGCGTGATGTCAGCATGGGCAGGAGCAGCCAACAAAGTGATGCCCAATACCAAAAGTGTACGTTTCATTTGGTGGCAGAACCAGTGCTTTTGCTTTCAAGACTAACGCTTTCATCTTTTTTCTTCTTGCCCAATCTGTTCATCGTTAAACCGTAGCTCGCAGCCGTTGAACTCAATAACGATGCACTGAAAGTCACATCGATAGATCCTTTGAAGTAGCCCAGGTAGTTTGCGGTGATAATGGCCATAGCCCAGAGCATGATGGTGATCCGTACGAAATCACCTAAGCGGCCACTGGACTGGTCTTCTTGCTCTTGGCCTTGCGCTTCCTTAGTTTCTGCCATGATTGAGCAAGCGTTAGGGGCGGGTCATGGTTGAAGTCTGGGCCGCCGTTGCCGGGGCTAGTGTCACCGTAGCTGGCTTGGGCGTTTCAGGGCTCAACCGTCAAAGCCAGCAAGGTCGGGATTCATTGGTGCGTTTAACCACTGCAGTGGATAATCTGTCCAGCAGGTTGCAGGTTCTGCACGACGACATCAAGACGAAAGATGTTGAGGTGTTTGCCAGATTAAACGAACTGGAGCGGTCTGTAGCGCGACTGGAAGGACACAGCGATAGGCACTAACGTATTAGTGCAGTTCAAGGCAATCCCATGCTTTTGGTACTCAAGCCCTTGGTCATGACAATGTGGCGCTCCAGGGCTTTTAAGGAGCTGATTGTGGCGATGCTTGAAAAGATCGTCACCCGTACTGATAACGACTTAGATGATCTTGCTGTGAAGCATTTGAAAGAGCTGCTTCTGCCTGACACTCGTGTTGAGAAGTGAAGCTATCCGCGTTCTCAGCAACTGGTTGGTTTATTGCAGGCGGCGCAGTCACACTGTTGCTCTGCGGTTCGATGGTTGTTTTCATCGCTGGATACACCTCTGGCACAGCCACTTGCGATCAAGCAAGATCAGGCCAGCTTTAGCTGTAACGGGTGTGTTGAGCCTGCTGCCGTTCTTCGAGTTCTTCCGTGGTACGCCCCACCAGTTGGCTGCAATTAAACAACTTGAGGAGTCAATGCCGCCGGAACTACTGGAGGAGCTGATTGGTTTCAGGCGTGGAAGGAGAGTGGATATGACCAGCAGGTCTTCATGCCTTACTTCAAGCAGCTCGACAACAAAACTGGAACGGGATACCGCGAGTGCTTCAGCTCAGCGGCTGCCATGGTGGCGGCGTATTACAAGAAGGTTCGGACGGATGATGAGTACAACAAGATCCGCGCCAAATACGGAGACACCACATCGGTAGAGGCTCAGATTGCAGCGTTGGAGAGCCTTGGCTTGAAAGCTGAGTTTCGTAAAGACGGTGACGCTGACATGGTGGAGCTAGAGATCGAAGCTGGCAGGCCAGTGTTGGTTGGCTGGTTGCACGCCGGAAACATGCTTCGTGGCGAACCACCAATGTGTAATGGCCTTGGCTGTGGCCATTGGAGCGTGATCAGTGGTTATGCAGGCAAGAACAGCAACGATCCAGAGTGGATCATGCAAGATCCCCGTGGCTATCCCGAAATGGAGAAGGGTGGTCACAGCAACCCACATCTGGGACGCAACGTTCGAGTAAGGCAAGCAGCGTTTTACCAACGTTGGCAGGCTGAAGGCCCTGGAACTGGTTGGGTGATTTTGATCACCGAGTGAGTTCTAAGTAGGATTGATTTTTGCGTTTCAGATATGGCGGTTCTTTGCGATTGGGAGATTGCGGCTCGGTGCCGTAAGAGCCAGATGGTCGTCCCATTCGACGAGGAGTTGCTGAATCCAGCCAGTCTTGATTTAAGACTTGGTGACTATCTGATGGTGGAGAGCATCTACAGCCCTGATCTAGTGCGTATCAACATCGCGGACAAGACAGAAGATGACCCGTTCATGCTTCAGTCCGGCGAGTTTTGCTTGGCTGAGACACTTGAGCTGTTTAACTTGCCCGACGACATCAGCTGTCAATTTGTACTCAAGTCAAGCCGCGCACGATCTGGTCTTAATCACTTGCTTGCTGGCTGGTGCGACCCAGGTTGGCACGGAAGCAAGTTGACGCTTGAGTTAAAGAATGAGCGGTTGCATCATGCCTTGCCGTTGTGGCCTGGCTTGAAGATCGGTCAGATGGTGTTTCACGCGATGTCTAACGTCCCAATGCACAGCTATCGGGAGACAGGGCACTACAACAACCACT